CGCATCCGAGACCGCCTTGTTTTATGTTGTTTTCAAACAACAGTGCAAAGATAACAATAAACAAGCATATAAACAAGTGTTTCGGTTGTTTTTAACACAGATTTAACATTAGAAGCAACCGCTATGAGAAAGAAGAAAATAGATGAAGCTGAACTTCCGAGTGCCAATCTCGCTATGTATCAGCTTGTTAGCAAAGAAAGCGGCGGAATAATAAACTTGTACGGGTTCTTCTTTGTTCCGTCTCCTTGTAGGACGATCCTTCTGAGCCCCATGCCATTGATGTAGTTCACCATTGGCATGGGCTATATATATAAGGTATGCAAGGAATATGACGTTCTTTTGCGACAATCTTTTAGAAAAGTGACATCTGACCGTTGTTGTCAACCTTGAACCCCTCTTTCACTGCATCAGAGAATGTAGGGTGTACGAACAGATTGTCAAAGATGTGATACATGCAGTTCACAACAATAGAGTTACCAGCAAGCTGATATTTCTTCAAGTCGCTGATCTTCGTTCCGATTCTGTGCTTCTGACGCTTGCCCGTCTCCGTGTTTATTATCTCTTTGCCGAGGCAGTCTTTCTCATAATCATCATCCTCGAAAGTATAAGCGTCAATGGCATCTATGTATTTGTCATCAACATCCATAAGTCGGAAGCACTCACGAGGTGTGAGCTTTCTTATCCGCATGACAGGGCATCTCGTAGCCTCCTCATATCCATACCGCTCCACAAGGTGCTCATATATATCCTGCAACCTTGTCAAGTCTTTAACGCTGCCGTCACGCAACATCATGCGTGCCGGAGTGAAGTTGTTTTCTTCCTTTGAATAGAGCTTCTTGTCCATGGCGTATTTGATAACCGCCTCCTTGAACTCGATATACTCTTTGTCTGTCTTTTTGTCTTTCATACATCTCAAATATTAAGTTATCTTTGCTTGGCAGCGTTGTGACAGTATTCATCACGATGCCGCCAATAGTTATCTTCTTGTCTGAGAAATGACACATGCCACTGTTGTCTCCGTATATATGTCTCAACTTCTTGCAATGGTCTGTTCTCTCCCTCTTCAAGACTCGTGAGAAAAGATATGCTTTCATTCCCATATTACAATCTTCGTTACTATACTGCCTCCTACACACGTAGGGAGTGTAGGGGCGACTCCGAATATCGAATACAAACGTCCCTGATAAGGATAGTTTGACCCGTTGACATCGAGAAAGTTTCCAAGTTGTTTTATCTTTTTCATATTTCCATTTCTATTACGGCAGTAGCTCCAAGCCCGTCCTGCCTTATGAAGTTTGCAAGAGAGTTCTTGTAGTACTGGGCCTTTATGGTACGAACTACCCCCCCTGCAAACGTTTATCACTTTTACTTTCTTCATCGTAGCTGTATAGATTCAGCAGAATCATTTTTCTATTCTTTGCATTAATCATTCGAGTACTGTTACAAAGTAGTTGTTGCTGGAGTTTATCCGTGTCGTTATTGTGACAGCTACCTTTCCATTCACGGAATGATTGTAGGCATCTACCCACACTCCGTGCATTGGCGGTATTTTACCTTGTTTCAGCATCTCGACTACAGCCTGTCTGTAAAGTTTACCTTTCTTATCCATATATTTCTATTACACCCGGAATTGGATAATGACCTACTGACCACACGTTCGCGGCTCCCATGTTTGAGCATCGTGCCGTTATTGTAGGAACTACCCCCCCCTCTGTAAGAGGGGAAATCATCGAACTAAGTTTCTCATATTTCCTCTTGTTCACAGAGATAGTTGTCATCAACCCTGCTTCCTGCCTTGCATCTGACTGCATACGCTATATCAGTTTTTTTTAGGATTGAAGTTGTGGCAATGACTCTTGTCCTCATCGACACGCTTGAAATACTCCAGTACCTTTTCGGAAAGGTAATATTTCTCATCTACGTCCTTTTCGAGTATATCCTCAATGCAATATTTAAGAGGATATGGCTTCGGGAAGTTGAACGTCTGTCCGTCTCCATCTCTGCGAATGGAAATGCAGAATACTCTTTCCCTGTGTTGCGGTACGCCATAGTCGGCTGCGTTCATAACATGATAGTAGCTGTCATATCCGAAAGCATCAAGTTCGCTCACCCATTTCAGAAAGAAAGGTTTGAACTTCTTTTGCAGCAACGCTTTCACATTCTCCATCATAAGGTATTTCGGGCGTTTGACCTCGATAGCTTTCCTGCACTCCCATAGAAGCGACGACCTCGTTCCGGAGCCCTCTTCAAGGCCAGCTTGCTTACCTGCTGCCGAGATACTCTGACATGGAAATGAATAGGTAAACAAGTCAAAATCAGGAACTTGCCCCCAATTTATGGCACTAATATCGCCGTAGTTGGGAATGTCGCCATGAATGGCTCTGTAGGCTGCAAGGGCGTTCATCTCCACTTCTGATATGCCAATGACCTTATAGTCGAAATCGGGAAAATTATGTTTTAGCCTTTCAAGGGCGAGCGACTGCGCACCTATTCCTGCGAAAGCCTCAAAAACTCTTAGAGGATGTTCTTTATTGTATTTTTCCATAATATTCAAATTTATATCCATGATAAGTATTATAATGAGCCAAATGATGCAAGACTTTTTGAAGATTACCAGTACTCTTATCTCCAAAGGCATGAGCGCATTCTGCGACACTATCCCATACCTTTATAACTTTACCCTCTTTTGAATACTGGACTATCTTTCTTTTAGGTTTTCCAGCTTTACCAGAAACGACTTGAAGTCCAATTCTCCAAGCATGTAACTGATTCATGGAATTGTTACACCATTCTACATTTTCAACCCTATTATCGGCTTTTATCCCATTGATATGATTGATTTGGTCATAGCTCTTCAAATTTGGAAGAAAAGCATTGGCAACAAGACGATGAACAAGTAGAGGCACGCGCAAAGCGTTTCTTTTCAACTCTACTTGAAAATATCCTTTTGCCAAGACGTTTGGTTTCAAAATCTTAGGCTTACTCTTATGATACCCCGTTCCATTAGATACCAAACGCGCATCGCTTCTTACACGCCCTTTGTTACTCACGGAATATCCAGGAAATCCATTAATAGGTTTCCAAACTTCACCATCAAGGTATTTCAAGTCGAGATAGCGGGGTGTTATATATTCTTTTGCTATCTTTTTGTAATAGGCTCTATCTTTGTTTAACCTTTCTTTTGTATATTCCATATTACTTTTTGTTTTTCTCTTTTTCTTGGTTCAACTTATAGATGAGCGTAAAGTTTTCGTCTTTCAGTCTACGCACCTCAGCGTTCAGACGTTTAATCTGGAGCTTCCATGCGTTCAGACGGTTCTCTTCCCTCATGCGTGCTATATCCTCATCAGTTATGCCGTCCATTGACAGTCCATAGTTGGTGAGTCTGATGTTGAGGGCCTTTACCTTTGCCCTAAGCTTCTTTATCAGCTCATCTTTCTTGCATGTAGGAGCCTCTTTGTCTTCAAGCTCCTGCCGCATACGTTCGTTTTCCTCGATGACGGACTTGTAGTAGTCCTTCCGATTCTTGTCATACTCCTTGAACTTGGAGATAGTGAACCTCAATTTAGCGATTTCCAAGTCACGCGGGTCATCGTATAAGTCCTTATTAAATATATGTGCCATATTGATGATTGTTAAAATGGTATTTCTTGTTCTTTTGCGGCAGAGCCAACCTGTTTACCGAGAGGCATATCGTCCTCAGAGGTGTCCGCCTTGCCGTTCTCTTTCTCTTTTGGCTTGCTATTCTTCGCCCATGCTTTAAGCTGCTCTTCGGGGAAGTCATAGAAGTTTGTCGTGTCAGCGTCAAACCCTGCGATGAATGAACCCGTCCCTACGTTTCTACCCTTTGCGATGATGATCTGAGCGGTCCCATCTACGGGCGCATAGCTGTCCTTGTAGGAAGTTCTTCCGTACAATGAAGGCCTCCAAATCAGCAGCACCGTGTCGGAAGCCTCAGCTATCTGTCCCGAAGCCCTCAGTCTGTCAAGCGTTGGCATCGGGTCTTGGTTGTTGCGGGCGAGCTGCGAGAGCACGGTGACATTCACGTTCAGCTCCTTGGCGAGATTCTTCAACTTTCTTGACACCTCTCCAAGAAAGCTCTGTTGGTCGCTGACAGACTTTATAGAGGACAGAATCTGCAAATAGTCGATGATGAACATCTTGATGCCATACTTCTTTGCGCTTGCACGCATGGAAGTGAATATAGCCTCAGCAGAAGTCGTCGAGCTGTCATCAAAGTATATCGGCAGGTTGTTGGTCTCATTCACAGCCTTCTGCACGTCGTTGAACTGCGACTCATAGAGCTTCTTGT